GGCGAGGATGCAGGGGGGGGTCAGGCGGGGGCAGCTCAGGTTTTCATTAGGTCTGGAAGTTCGTGGAGCATGCAAGCGGAGTTAGTCGACCCCAACGCATCTGGGAATGATAATTTCGGAGAAAGGGTAGCCATTTCTGGTGATGGATTACACGCTGTCGTCGGTGCCTATGGCGATGACGTTCCTAATAAGTCTGAAGCAGGTGCGGCTCACACTTTCACAAGATCTACGACTACATGGTCACATGCAAACGAGTTACTTGACCCAAATCCATCAGCGGGCGCAAATTTTGCTAGGAGTGGTGTATCTATTTCTAACGGTGGAACATACGTCGCGATCGGGGCTTCGAGAAAAGGTTCAGTAGGTGAAGCTCACATATTCAACGCTCCGATCATATTAGATAGTGAACGTATCACGAATCTTGAAACCTCTAATACGGCTATTTGGTCTAACTTGGCTTCGAACGTTACAAGGATCGAGGAACTCGAAACCTCTAATACGGCTATTTGGTCTAACTTGACTTCGAACGTTACAAGGATCGAGGAACTCGAAACCTCTAATACGGCTATTTGGTCTAACTTGACTTCGAACGTTACAAGGATCGAGGAACTCGAAACCTCTAATACGGCTATTTGGTCTAACCTGGCTTCTAATGTTGCACGCATAGCAGCACTTGAAAGTGGTGGTGGAAGCGGTACAAGTCCCGGAGACGTTACACGTATCACGAACCTCGAAACCTCTAATACGGCTATTTGGTCTAACTTGGCTTCTAATGTCGCCAGGATTGAAGATCTGGAAACCAATGGAATAATTTCAAATTCTTCAAGTATAACATCTATCAGCCAGGGTGACCTCATATACGCATCAGCAGATAGCACATTACAAACTCTAACAGTGGGTACCACCACTGGACACGTTTTAAAGGTTTCTGCGGCTGGAATACCCGAATGGGCAGCTGAAACGGGTGGTAGTGGTGGTGGGCAATGGGCAATCGTAAACACGAATGATATCCATTATTCAACTGGAAATGTTGGGATAGGAACGACTACACCGACAGCAAATCTCGACGTGGTAGGATCTACAACAGTGAGTAATGCTGTCACGATAGGTACGACAAAGACATTCGTGGTGACGGTAATTGATAATAATAAATATTACATAGACGGTGTAGATCGTCCGTTACTGGAATTACACCAGGGTCAAACATATATTTTTGACATGTCAGATGGTTCAAACGCTGGACACCCACTGGCATTTTCAACGGCATTTACCGGGTCATTAAGTTCATATACAACCGGTGTTGTCAGTAATCATGGTACGGTTCCGAGTGGTACTGCAGGTTCTAAAGTAACATTCTCTGTTCCATTGAATGCTCCGTCATCGATTTATTACTACTGCACGGTTCACGGTGCAGGTATGGGTAGTAGCACCGCATCATCTATCTCATCGACCGCGGAACTCTTCGTATCGGGGCGGGTTGTTTCTACGGGTCTCGAGATTACGGGGACTGGGGGGGCTATTCTAGGAGGTGGTACTACGGCCGAAAGACCGACGAACGCGGTTCTAGGTACAGTTCGTTATAATTCAACAACGGGGTTCATGGAAGCGTATACCACACAGGGGTGGGGAAGTATCGCTCAACCACCGTCAGTCTCTGGCATTTCACCGGCGAGTGTTCTTCTCGCTAATACAGGAACACAAGTGTTCACGGTTACCGGTGGGGGGTTTACTTCTGGATCGACTGTACAACTCGTGGGTGCAGATGGAACCGAATATACGGTGTTTGATACTACGATTGTGAGTGCGACACAAATCACGTTTAAAATGGGGGTGGATGGGGCTACGGGTGGATACGACAAGGCGCAACGACCTTATACACTTAAAGTTGTATCAAGTTCGGGTCTCGCGACATTGAGCTCTGCTACGATTGGGTTCGGTGGTCTTTCTTGGACTTCACCAGCGGATAACGCCGTATTGAATTATGTCGAGGCAACTGCATCTACGGAAACTCTTGTCGCTACAGATGATTTAGGTGGGAGTGACGTGACGTTCAGCATTGTTAGCGGAACACTGAATGGTCTTAGTTTAGGTTCAGCGACCGCATCTCCGGCTACTTTTGGGGGGAGTGCCACTGGGGTCGCTACAAATTCCGTAGTATTTCGAATTACGGATAATGTCAGCGGGGCAACCGCCGATAGAACCTTCAGTGTTGACGTGACTGCTGCTATTCCTACACCGACAGGTGAAACTACTTTTACTGCCACCGGTACGTCTACTTGGGTAGCCCCCGCCGGCGTTAACACTGTTAGTGTTGTTTGCGTGGGTGGCGGTGGTGGTGGGGGTGAGTGGATGGGTTCCGGTGGTGCCGGTGGCGGACTCGCATATAAAAATAATATATCTGTTACTCCCGGAACTTCATACACTGTTATCGTAGGAGCGGGTGGGCTTGGACAAGCTGTCGCGTCGTCCCCGAGCTATACAACCACCGCTGGATCGAGGGCCACGGGTAATGGTGGTACTTCTAGTTTTACCGTACCGGGTGGGCTGGTCGTCGGCGCCACCGGGGGAGAACATGGATGTTCAAATCATTCTTCGAACAGAACCGTCGCAGGACAGCCTACTGGTGGAGCTCCGACTGGTACATATGACGGTGGAGGAACTGGTGGAACGTGTGAAGGCCCCTATGCAACAAACGCTGCGAACTCTGTTACTTATTCATCCGGGGGTGGTGGTGCGGGTGGGTACAGTGGTACGGGAGGTAAAGGGGCGGGGTCACTTCAAACACCAGTTTATCAGGGAGCTGGGGCAGCTCTAACCTCCGCTACCAGCGGTTCTGGTGGTGGTGGTGGTGGTGGTGGATCACGTAGAGTTGATGCCAACGGTTATCAAACATTTAGTGGCTCTGGTGGGGGTGGTGTCGGTCTCCTCGGTATAGGAAGTGACGGTGTTGCCGGTACGGATGCATTAAACATTACCCCATCAACTCAGGCACCTACAAATAATGGGGGAGGTGGTGGATCGGGTGGGGATACGGGTAATTTGGCCACCGGCAACGGCAACGCGTCGCTGATAGGGGGGGCCGGTGGTCTTTACGGTGGCGGTGGGGGTCCTGGTTTCGGTAACTATGTCTATAGCGTTGGTGGTGCTGGAGGAAATGGAGCTGTTCGTATTATCTGGGGTACGGGCCGTTCGTTTCCTTCAAACGCGGTATAGGTATTTAAAAATATAATGTACTCTATTACCAAAGTATAATGGAACCCCAATATATCATCAAAAGTGTTGATGGAAAACCAGATGGGTATCCCATACAGGCAAGTAACGCTCTCGAGTGTGGTCTTATCTATAAATCCCCAAACTCTGCGTATATCACACCTTCCATGTTAGAAGGTACCGGGTACGCTATTTACAAACACGCCACACCCCCTCAAAACACAAACCGTCTCAAAACGTACGTAGAAGACCCTCTCGTATTTGATGAGGACCGGGGCTGTTACGTACAAACATTTACGTTGGTGGACCGGGTTTTTACCTCTGAGGCTGAGAAACAAGAAGTCATAGATGCGGGTATCCGTATTCTTAAATCTGAAATACGGGTCAAACGTGACACTTTATTGCAACGTACCGATTTTACACAAATAGGGGATGTTCCATTCGATAAATCGCCGTGGTCCACGTATCGCCAGGCTCTAAGGGATATAACGTCTCAAGAAGGGTTTGCTACTGGTTCAGTCACGTGGCCCAAACCCCCGTTTAGTCTTGATCCAAGTCGCGATTTAGATCTATAAATACTTAAAGAGTGTCGAAGTTACATATACATGGATAATCTTATTCAAATCATTCCAGTTCTCAATGAAGATGAAGTAAATGCTTTGAATACGTATACCGATAAAAACATTACATTTACTCGAAGTACAACATTCAATGGTGAAGTTACAGAAATAAATTCGGGTCGAACGAGTACTGAATGTACTCTACCTGAAAATGAGGCTATTACCAAAATGATACATGGAAAAATAAATGCAGCTCTCGACGAATATAAAAGAAAAATACTTCAAATACATCCAGGTTATAATAAACATCCCCTGCCTGGAGCCAATGACACGACATCGTGGCGAGAAGATATACGGATAATTCAATACACGAAGGGGCAACACTATGGATTTCATCACGATCAGGGGACTGTACAAGCGAGACGCGAGTATCACAGGCAGGTATCGGTTATTCTGTATTTAACAGATGATTTTGAAGGTGGTGGAACGGCGTTTACCCATAAAACATTTAAACCTAAAAGGGGAGAGGCAATCATATTCCCATCGAATTGGTGCTATCTTCATCAGGGAAATCCAGTAACCAATGGGACGAAACGCGTAGCGGTTACCTGGTATTACGTAGATTCACGCATATAAAATGTAACACGTGATGTTTTGTCACGCGGTACATTCATGATACTTACTTCTTAACAGAGTCCATCGCAGCGAGTGCGAGAACCCCGACGATGAAAAACATGACAACATAGTTGCATTCCGTGGTTTCATCGATTACGGGCTGAGCCTTCACAACCTTCTTCTCTGGTACTTTTTCGAAATTTTCATCCACGACTTCCCGCTTTCGGAAATTCGTAGGGATTTCGAGTGGGTCATCGAAATCTATAGGGGCATACCCTATCATTTACTCTATGTTTACAAATTAATTTCAACCTTCTTCTTACGTCCACGCTTAGCCTTCGCCGCTGGCATTTTAACTTCCTTTACTTCATCATCACCTTCATCCACAGCCCCACCTTCTGACACAATGTCAGATATATCGTCACCGTCATCGGGAACATCGGGGGTATACTCGACGGTTTTCTGCATGGGTGTCGTGTTCATGGGTGGTGTTGGGGGCATCATAATACCTCCCATCAAACTGGAAATGTCGAGTCCGGGTCCCTTCATCTCATATTTTTCACCGCTGGACGCCGGGGGGGATGTCTGGTTACCATTGGCCATGGTATTTTGAACCGCACTCATCATGTTATTTACCAAATCGGGATTTTGTTTCATGACATCATTCATATTTGGCATGACCTGTTTGAACATACTGTTCGTGAGATGGAACATCATCGCACTTCCACCAAGCATCATGATGAGCTTGACTTCGGGGGCGATATTCATCTTCGTGCGGTATTTCACAAAAAGTTCTTCAAACACTTCATCGTAATCATCCTGTGTCTCCATGACATTTTCAGACCAACCTTCGAGTTGAATATCGAATGGGTTATACCGTTTGTTCAAGAACTCTAAGCCAGTGACACACGCAATCAACATACGTCGAGAGAATTTAACAGATTTATCAACTTCGATACTGTACGTAATGCGTTTCACTTCTGTTCGGAGTTCATCCACGGGTGAATACGCATTCAGACGCTTGTTCACGTTAAACCCTCGCTTCTCTAAACGCCCGAGTTTGTTTACGAGGTCAGACTTCTCCTCGTCGATCGTCTTATAACCAGGTGAAGGAGTATCTTCAGGTGGTTCCATTGGACCATAGTCCATACTGGGGCCATTATCATATGGAGTTTCATCTACGTATTCTCCATGATCAACGGGCTCTTCCATCCGAGGGGGTGCTGGAATATTTTGCTTTACTGGATTCGCGAATGCGTCAACATCTTCTTGAAACCCCATTGTAGGTTGAGGTTCGCGACCTTGCATTCTTTGTATGGTAGGTGGTGCGACTGTCCGTGGTCGTGTAAAATCCAATTGTATTTCATCCATCATGGCTTGTTCGTTATCACTTAACTTCATGACAGAGGTATCCCCTCTGTCCAGAATAATTTCACCGTCCATTACTCTGTATAATGAAACTAATCTTTTCTCTTTAACGCACTTAATAAAAAAATGTCAGTACATAGTACATGAAACTCGATAAAACTAATCGGTCGACACTCAAAGCTATCGCTATCACGATCATATTGATTTTGATCATCGCTGCATTATCGAAAGGTACGGTGAGTATGTACCAGCCCAAATCTATCAAGATCCAGCCTGTATCGGAGGAACCCTTCACTGGTCTTAAAAGCAGTGCGGAATGTCTGAATGACAGTGTATACTCGACGAGCCTCGGTGGTGTGTGCGGTGGTCAGAAACTCGTCCGCGACCACGCGAACTACAAAATCGTCGATTAGAAATATAGCCAACACTTCCCATTTCCAGTTAAATTTATACCGAATTTTTAAGTGGATAATTTCTGTGTGTATTATAAATGGCTCTCATTACAGCGCCTCAGCCGACCATCCCCGACTTTGAACATGAATATCACACGGTCATCGTAGATACTTTCGATCAACCATCTTCTCAGTATTCCAATGGAATAAACGCCCTTTTACCCACACCCCTGGAAAATGTTATCCAGGTTGAATTACTTGCTGCTCGGTTCAAGGGTATCGATGCGAATACCGAACTTATTCACGTTTCGATTGATGAGTTGAAAAATACATTCTTCCAACGCGCGAAGAAAGATTTAGATGTTAGTGGCCACAATAGTATAAACGGATCTTTCGGTTCGATCGTCACAACCGGAAACACAACACTTACTTTTAAGAATGAATACCCTATCTCTCAACAATATTTGACACCCATTCGTAAACTCGATAGGTTAAATGTGAAACTGTACAAGCAAGATGCTGTCGATATTTTGGCTACTGCTCAAGTGTTTTTGGTGTTTAATTTTGTATGCAAGAAAAGAAACTTGATGTGATCGTTTCAGGGCGTTACGTGTATACAATTTAAAAAATACCATTATTATAATAAGTATGTCATCCGGAATCGTACAGCTCATAGCGGTCGGCGCTCAAGATGAACATATTATCGGAGACCCTGAAATATCGTTTTTCACGTCGACGTTCAAACGACACTCTAACTTTTCCCAGTCTCTAGAGAAACAAACAATACAAGGGGCTGTGAAAAATAATTCCATGTCATCTATCCGGTTCGAACGAAACGGTGATTTACTCGGGTATACATACTTTACGCTCGATAATAACACTAACTCTGTTGATATTCAGGATTGGGGTAGGGTAATTGATAAGGTTGAGCTTCTCATCGGTGGACAAGTTATCGATGTCCAGGATCATGATTTCACTGAAAAGATTGCTATCGATACATACGCACAAAATGTTACTAAAAGTTCTAACGGTACACACCCCGGTGCGAGCGCCCGGTCATATTTCTACCCACTTCGCTTCTTCTTCTGCGAAGGTCCTCAGTCAGCGATACCACTCGTAGCTTTACAGTACCATACAGTCGATTTGCGAATTTATTGGGGTCCCGAAGCGAGTAATTATAACGTAGAAGCGTATGCAAACTATTACTATCTCGATAACGAAGAGCGGGGTATGATGACTTCACGTAAACATGATATTCTCATCACACAGGTACAGAAAAACATCCCATCCGGTGAACTCGTACAAGAACTCACGTTCAATCACCCAGTCAAGTATATCGCATGCTCCAATACAAATTCAGAAAGTACACTCACATCGATCGATAACAAGATTAAGATGAGCATTAATGGTACTGATATAGGGGCGTATAAATTTGCGAAACCACATTACGTCGATATCATGAGTTATTACCATACAAACTTCGTGACGTCACCCGATTTCTTCCTTCATTGTTTCTGTCTAAACACGAGCTCACTTCAACCGTCAGGTTCGCTCAACTTCAGTCGTTTAGATTCGGTTAAGATACATAGTGAGACGAAACCGTTAATCGACCCCATATATGGTGTAAACTATAACATTCTCAGGGTGAATAACGGTATGGCAGGGCTCATGTACGCGAATTAAAATGCGACACTATATTAATGCCGAAGAACTTGAGTACTGTCGGTGGTGCCACGAAACTTCGGTTCGGTAAGAACTGTCGAGAAGATCAGGCGGAAAACTCGATCGTATTCAATGCGAGTGAAGAGAAAATAGATGCGACTGGTGCGAGTGGCGTGTACATCACTCCACTCGAATTAGCGTCTGAATTTGCTGGTGTCGGCACGGATGATACGACCAATACATTCGTCGCGTACAATCAAAGTACGCATCAACTTTTTAGGACACAAGTCCCTTTATCTATTTCAGCACTTTCATCTACCGGTGGTGAAGATGGGGATCTAACTGTAACAGGAAACCTCGTCGTATATGGAAACGTAACGTCAACGGGTACGGTCGCGAACCTTCATGTGACTAATACGACAATCAAAGATGGCCTCGTCGAAATCGGTACGAATAATACCGATTTAGCTAAGTTTGATCTGGGGCACATCTTCAATCGCGGACCCAATGGTTCGAACGTCGCCGTAGCATATGATGCGAGCGCTACGGAACTCGTTATCGGTTACACGGATGATAGCGCGATGGAGGTGACACAGGTCACGGTCAATGATTCTGAAACCATGAATGTTCACGTGTACGGTAAATTGTACGCAAACTCGAACATCGGGGCTGCGAATACAGCACCTGTACACACACTTTCGGTGGGTACGAAGTGCTTCATCGAAGGTGACGGAAACCATTCAAACGTTATCGAAGCACGCGGCAATACGTACACGACCGGGAACGTATACGTAGAAGGCGGTCTCATCACGAATACGGGTGGTGTCACTAAAAAGACATACAGTCACCAGGGTACGTACACCCCGGGCGCCTCAGTCGCAGATGCGACAC